TCCACCAATTATTCCATACTCAGTTGCTCCAAACATCTTGGAGTACATGTCGGGGTAAGCAGCACCCGGATTTTTATAACGAATAGATGCCTTTGTTGCATTTTTTGGAATATCGTTTCGTATGTGTCCATTTAAAGTGTCTGCCATTAGCCTCTAGCCATTTCCTGTTCGTTTTTCTTTTTCTCCAAATAGTCAATTAGCATAGAAGAGTATAACTCCATTTCGAATGGAATCATATTTTCTAAATCAGAAATATTGTATCCATGATGCTGGGCCATATTAAAAATTAGCTTGTAGTAATTTTTAAGGTTGTTATGAGCCAGCAGTATTAAAAAAAATTGTTGATCCCTTTCAACTTCATAGATTTATTCTTTTTGCCTTCTTTCCACTTTGCTTCAACTTCGACAGAAGGCATTGCGGCAATCCAATCCTTACACTCTTCAATGTTTTTCACGGTAAGAGAATCAACAAACTCTTCCTTTTCATGATCACTGTAAGAGTAAAATTCGTATGTTTGATCTTCGTGGAATACTGATTTGATGCAGTATTTCAGTGTATCAAAAAATGCTTGAACGTCATTATCAGATGTTACCCTAGAAATTTCATCCAGAGTCGGGTACTTCATAATCAAGGCTGTGTGGTCATTGATAATAACTCTATCTACAACATCACCCGAAATAATATTTACGTCCTCTAGATTTACGGTTGCAGGACACCTTTCACCAGTATCAGGATCTGTAATTTCGATCTCGATGAATTCTCCAACAGAGTTGATTCTTAGTTGGATAAAAAGGTATTCGATATCGTAGTAAGGAAGTCTACTAATATCCAAAGAATCATCGACAACACAATTTTGAATTACCTGTTTGATAGCAAGAAAGATTTGATCTTTTTCGCCAGACTGTTTTGCCATCAAAAGAATTTTTTCTTCTTTGACCAAAAATGGTCTCATTAATATTTCTCTGTTTAAAGATGGGATTTTGGTCTTAAAAACAGCAGTCTGAATTTGTGGTAACATTTTTCATCCTTTAATCAATCTGTGGTCCAGTACTAACGGTTCCAATTGGAGGTCTTGTTTTAGGTCTTTCGGTAATAGGAGGAACTACATCTGGCATCGGAATCTTATTAACGTAACCGGGTTCTCCGAATGATGCTGATGGGAAACTTCCTCCACCAAATGCACTCATCGAGTAAGATCTGTATTTAATCACACACGATACTGTAGCAATAGCGTCTCCATTGCCCCAATCAAGTGATACGTCTGAGACAGAAGCGATGTATGCTTGGTTCAGGGTATAGATTGTGATGGGTCTGCCTTGTTGATTGTAGTGTGTTATAGAAACGGCTGTGCCAGATCCCTGTCCTACAAATCCGTTAGGATCTACAATAGAATCAAGCATTTGGTTGAGAGCGGATAAACATCTTCCTTCATTGTCCAAAAGAAAACTGTATCCTGCTCCACCATATGATCTTGAAACTGCTTTTTCCAAAGGTCTGTAGGGTCCGTTACTAAAAGTATCGGTAACTACACTAGAGCCGGGTAAAGTTCCAGAAGAGGCTTGAAACCTCAATTCAGGAAAGCTTGAGAAGAAGACTTCAAACAAAGCTGCCTTTGCAAAGTCGTTCTTAAATCTTCCTTTAAACTGTTCTATACTAAAGCCCATTTTAAATCCTATCGAGTGAATCTTTTTGTGCAATTCCAGCAACACCTGAACTAGGCGCTCCTGTCCCAATGGCGAACATTTCAACAGGTAAGAATAAAGCAATATCCCATTCGTATGATCTAACCTCATAAAGAGGAGACTGAAGTTGATTGAATAAGTATTTTTTAACACAAGGCTTAAACATACTAAATTTCGAAGCAACCTTCAGAATCTGATAGCTTATTCTCAATCTCGTTTTATCATCATATGTATTGTCGCTTGACAAAGTATAAAGTGCATCCATCAAAGCTGCTCTCGGTTGAAGAGGCAAATAGTGTAGGTTGATGCCCATTATTCCATTATTTATGGTGTCAATAGGAAATATCATCGGTAGTCTATCATGATAAGGTAGTTCCTTTATCATCTTGGGATAGTACTGAAAAAAATACATTTTTCCGATAGTAGGAAGTTTGGCTACTCTATCTCTATTTTTTAAAATTGTTTCTTTAGAACTTTCTAAAGCCATTGCACCAAATCCACGATAGTATTCTCTGGCTCTTTTTGTTCTTGCTGGAACAATCTCTTGTTCTAGACCTTCTTGAAGAATAGAATGAAAAACGTCTTTAGGTCGTTTACCTACAACCTTTTCTACTGTTTCCTTGAAGGAATTTAGTGTTATAGCCATTTAAAGTCCTAGTTCATTTTCCGTTAAGATTTGGAACTGCCATTTTCTATCCTTACAGAAGCTTTCAGCAGCCTTCCATTTGGATTCGTTAATGGCATATGTCTTAACTTTATTTACATATTGTCTAGTTACTTTTTTGACTTTTTCTGGCTTTTCGGTTTGGTACTTTGGTTTTATTTCTATTACCAAAACATCAACACCACCTTGCTTGTTCTTTTTCTTGACGTAGAAATCAGGAAAATATCTTCTTGTCTTCCCATCAACAGGACTTCTGTAAGGTATGAAAAATTCTTCTGATGACCATTCGATAACGTTTGGGTTGCTATCAAGATAGCCCATAAACATTTTTTCCCAACTACTCCTATAAATAATGTTAGTTGGATCACCTTTATATTTTTTGTAGTTTTTTGGTTTAAAGTAACCTTTTTTAGCAGCCATATTAATATTTAGTAGGATTTAAAATGGTAGATTTTGCATCACTTCCACAAATAAGCGCTAAGTCAAGACAAGGACTTGGGATGTCTAACTATGAAAGGTCAATAAGGCAAAACCATCAACATCTTGTTAAGCAAAATGGCGGAAACTTTGGTATTGGTGGAACTGGCATCAAAAAGAAAAAATCTTCTCAGGCTTATAGAAATAAACTGGCAAACAGAAATCGAAGAAAGACGACAAATGTTATTGATGCAAGAGGTGCCGTTGAAAGATTTGATGAAGGTAGAATAAATGGTGATTCTGTCATTTGTGTTAGGGAACATTATTCACCAGATAAGGATGATATTGGCTTTACAACTGAAGAATTTTTGAAAAAACTTCAAAATATAAGTAGTCAAACTGCTTTTTCAGCAAATAGACAGGAAGGTGCAGCAGCATTCCAGCAGGGTGTTAGCCAGAATTTTTCCACGGGTTTAAGCAGAATAGATAGTCCGTCTCTTAGAGGAACAGGTTTTGGTGGAGGAGGCGCTGGAGGTGGCGGTGGATCCGCAGGTGTTAGTGCATCGGGCGGAACAATAGGATTGCCAACTCCCGATAATTTGCAAGAAAACATGAACATCAGTTATGAGAGTAAACACAAAGGTCAGGGCATGGCTATTCAAGATGCAATGATGAATGCTGTTGCAACTTCATTGAGAAACGTTGCTGAAACGGGAAGTCCAAATAACTCTATGATCACTCAAATGAAAGAAACTTTTGCTGATATGAAAAGTTTTTATGAGAAAAAGGGAAACGTTGCTAACTTTCTTGGCGCTCTCGGAAACATGGCAGGGGTGGGAAACTTTGATACGGCGTTCAACAACAGCATGGTTCAACAGTTTTCCGGTGTTATGCCAAGATCTTTTAATTTTAGATGGAAGTTGTATGCCGATTCTGAATCTGGCTCTAAAGCTATATTTCAAATCATTCAGATTTTAAAAGAAGCTGCTCACCCAGATCTTGTCGATCCTATTCTCAATATTGTCAGATATCCTGCTCGTTTATCGAGATTTGATATAAGATCTCCAAATGGATTGATTATATTTCCTGTTTTTGAAAGTGTTATAACTGACATTACTGTAGACTATTCAGCATCAGGCGCTCCTTTCTTCTTTAAATCGGGCGCTCCAACTTCCATAGCATTATCTCTATCTATTACTGAAGTTACCAGTAAGACAAGAAGTGATTTCGCTGCGGCACCAAGTGGATTTGCATAATGCCAAAAGGTCTTTTTAAAAATCTACCGATCATAGAATATGATGGAAAGTTGGCAAGAAATCTAATGGTATCTTCGAAGATTGTTAAGGATGCCTTTGCAAATCCTATTGCCTTCTTTAATTACACCGTTGAGGACGGTGAGACTCCAGAAGAAATTGCTTATACGTTTTATGATAGTGTATTTTATTCTTGGTTAGTTTTATTTTCGAATGATATTGTTGACGTTCACAACGAGTGGCCCAAATCATATAAGCAAATGACGGAATATTACACTCAAAAGTATGGCTCTGTCCCAGCAGCCAAAGAACAAATTTTGCACTACAAAAATCCTAAGTACGGGTTTACAATCAATCAAGCCACCTATTCTAGATATGCAAATTCTGATTTCGTAGATGCTACGATTAGTGTTGAAAGAACTGGATGGGAGCCTGTTACAGCATTTGAATATGAAGAAGAAAGGAACGATAATTTGAGAAATATTAAGTTAATAGACCCTTCCTTTACCGATCAGATAAAACGTGAAATGGAGTTGTTGTTTAATGGCTAGCATAGAGGCTTTAGAACCAGCCAAAGGTAAAGCTAAACCAGTAATGGAACTTCATCGTACTTTGGGCGGTAAGGTGGACGACTTAACACCGGGCCTTACTGCTTTTAGTGTTTATTCTTCCATAGAACATCCTTTTATTTCGATGAGTTTGACAATGATGGATGAATATGGATTTAAACATAATAACAATATTAACGGTGATTATTCTATAGTTGCTTCTATGACAGATGGTGGCGGTAGAAAACTTACAGGAAAATTTCATATTAACAGTATGAGAACATACACTACAAATGGTAGAAGAGCCTACGGTATCGAATTTGTTGGTATGACTGCAGAACATCTTAACAACGCTGCACAAAAAGTCACAGAGTGGAAATTTAAACACACCAGAGAGACTTGCGTAAATATAATTGAATATATTAATGACAAATATCTTAAGGGACAGTTGGATGTAAATGTTTCTTCATATCCAGCGGTAAATATAGATATTGTGAATCAAACTCCACTTCAGGCAATTTCCTTTTTGCTTGAAAGAGCTTCTGGTTCAGGGTCTAATCTTTTTGTCTATTATCAAAAATTTATAGGGTCTAGTCCTAGATTCCAGTTGGACGAAGTTAGTAGATTAGCTGGTCAAGGACCAAAATTTTTATTCCATATGACCGAGCAAAACATATCTACACCAGAAGCTCATTATATCGATGAGATTTATGTTAATGGTGGCAATCAATGTAGAATACTTCAATTCCACCAAGACTCTGCTTTCAATGCTCATGATATCATTCAGCAAGGCTATGCATCTAGAGAGTATATTGAAATTGATTTTGTCAATAAAATTACTAGATTTGACAGGGATCAAGTCCAAAATACAGCTATGGGTTCAAAGCAAATGCCAGAAGTTGTTGAAGCTCTTAAAAGTCATTCTGGACAAAGAGCAACCCGTGCAATATATGAAGCGCACAATGGCGATGACACGTATTTTAAGTACCCTAATGTTAGAAATGCATGGTTGAAAAAAAAGGTTCCGGCCTCTGGATTTTTGTCAAAAAGAATTACTATTTCTGCATTCGGTTGTTTTAATGTACATGCGGGTGATGTTGTTCTTTTGAATTACAAAATCAATACAGCCGATCCGGGAAGAGGTCACGATACTGAGTACAGTACGCCTCATTTTGTTATAGCTGCAAAACACAGTGTAAACACTAACGGCGAATGTTATTCTCAATTTGAACTAGCAAAAGATGGTGAAGGATAATCATGAGAGATTTTTTTGACATTGCTGGTTTCGAAAGTGACCACTACGGTAACAGGTATAACTGGTTTTTAGCTTATGTTGAACAGGTTTACGAAGCTGAAGATGTCAGAGGCGCTGATCACCTAGTTCGTGTTGCTATTCGTATTCTTGGATATCATGATGAGGGTGCGCAATTAGATGATCTGCCATTAGCAACACCACTCATGCCAACAACTTTGTCAACAGTATATGATATTGGCGGAACGCCCGGACTTGAGGTGGGTGCTTTTGTTGTAGGCTTTTGGTTAGATCGACACAGGCAACATCCGTGTGTTATTGGCGCACTTTCGGGAATTACGCCACGTTCTATGCGGCAATGGGAAGATATTTTTAATGTTGTTCAGTTTCCACAAAGCGGTACTAGTGGTGCTGATGCTTCAGTAGAAGATAGAATAATTTCAATACCAGTTGGCGGTGATGGAGGAGGCTCAACAGAATGACGCCATTAGCATTTAATTTTGATTTAGGTATCAATAACTATAAAAAAAACAGACTGATTGTAGATACACATCATCTAAAAAACGAGATCTTGTATAATATGGAAAATACAGGAAAAACATCTTTCACCATTAGTGCATTTTCCTACTACAATAATCAGGGTAAAGGTTTTCTTGATTCGATCAAAGATCTTGAAGCTTCATCACTGAATGGATCTTTTCATTTTTATATAAACGAAAGTGGAAATCTTTTAACTGATCTTGAGATGAGTTCTGAATCTTACTTTTATCCGGACGAAACAAGTGATCTGAATATTGTTTTGTGTATTTCTGGTAAGAATGTAAATTTGAATAACGAAAAGAAACCTCAATCGTTGTATCAGTATAATCAGTTAAAAACGTTGAACAGTATCATTCTGACATTTGGAAAAAATTCTTACCAGACTTCTTTTGACAACCTGTCTGTTGACAATAACTATGATAAGATCACGAATCTAGGTTTTGATCTCTCGGAATATGGAAAAGGAGTGTTAAACAATGACTAAAGAATTCGGTCCATTGCCAGCACCAAGGGGTGAGGGGAAAGACGGGCCAAAAGAAATTAATTATGACAATGATCACATTGCACTTGAACCAATTCCACCAAGAATTGCACCACAACCAGAAATTACTTATTTTTATAATAAAGCAACTAAGTATTTGAACGGCAGCAAGGTAGAGTTTAACACAACTCCCGGTCACGAATATATCAACATTCAACATGGCAATGATAAGACTCGTTTGACATTTTTTGAAAATGGTGACGTGGAAATAATTCAAGTAGATGGCAATAGACATGATGAAGTTTCAAAAGATTATGGCATCGAAGTTGGCGGAGATTTTAACACTAAAACAAAGAGGTTTCATAAGTCAGAAAGTTACGCTTATAAAAATTATAGTGAACAAAGTCAAGTGTTTGATTCGAATCTATTTGATGTTAGAACAAATAAAGTTATTATGAGTGCATCTAGAGGTATTGAGCTTATAGCAGATGATGTAATTATCCGGGGAGATTTGAGAATCGACGGAAACCTTATAGTTAATGGTGGCTTTAGTAATGAGTTTGAAATAGAATTCAACCCTGATTACTCGAAGAAAGTTGAGGAAGAAAATGATCAAAATGATCAACCGGATCTATTTGAATTTGATCAGTTCGATGTTCGGCCTATTCAGGGTCCAAATCAGCCTACTCAGGGTCCAGTTACAACAGGAACAACAGTATCCGGTCCAGCAGGTTCTACAGCCACAAGTTCTACAGCCACAAGTTCTGGTGGCACTTCAGGAGGCCAAACAGAATGATTATTGATGTAGGAAGCAGAACATTTGGACCAATTCGACAATTTGATTCTTATCAGCTAGAAATTTTTAAAAGAAATAAATTTTTACCAATACCTAAAAAATTCAAAATAGAAAAATATCCAGAAGATGTAATAGATCCTTTTGACGAAGAATCATTTCAGCTTTCTAGCAATTTTAGTGATAGTGATTTTATTCGGAAACAAATACAAGGAACAGCAGGTGAAATTCTCCCCTACATAGGAAGTGAAAACGTTTTTGAGGAGGCACCAAGGCATCATTTTAGTATTAAAACAATATATGACAATCTTCAAAGACTTTGTTTTGAAGTTATGGAACCAGTTTATGAAATGGCAGGGAAAAGGCCAAATATCGAAAGTGGTTTGCTGTTTAGGGACAGTCTAAGTGGTGTTGATATGGACTCTTTCTTTTCTGATCAGATACAGGGAAATGCTGTTGTCATGAATTTTCCTAAAGATGAAAATAATGAGATCGTTAATCTATGCGCTAATTATATTATCGAGTTTTCGATATTCGACAGATTTCTAATCGACAATACATTAAAGAAATACGAGAGGCCAACTCTTATGGTTTCAGTAAATAATAAAAAAAGAGGCATTGCTGGATTCGTTAGGAGGAAATGATGCAATCACCTGTCGTAAAAGATATTTATTTTTCAGACTTGGACACACAGTTCACACAAAATCCAATCAGTGATGATGTTGTGTCTATCAAAAACTTTGAATCAATTAAAAGATCAGTAAGAAATATCATTAGCACAAACAAAGGTGAGAGACCTTTTAAGCCTGAGTTTGGGTCTAATGTAAGAGCGCTTCTTTTTGAACCTGATAGTGATCTTATCAGAATTGCTCTTGCTGAAGAAATCGAAATTCAACTTGCAAATTTTGAACCAAGGATTGAAGTTTTAGAAGTAAATGTCACAAACACTGCTGAACAAATAGATAGCTATGATTTAAACGTTTCGATTGTTTTCACTCCCATAAATAGTCAACAAGAAGTCACACTAAACGTAGTATTAGAAAGAGCAAGATAATGGCGGATAACTATCTATCAACGTCTGAACTGGATTTCGATTCCTTAAAAGATGATTTTAGAAAATTTTTGCAAGGTCAAAGTCAGTACAAAGATTACAACTTTGATGGATCTAACATGTCTATTATCATGGATCTTTTGACTTACAATACCCACATTAACGCTTACTATCTTAATCAAATTGGAACAGAGTCTTTTCTTGACACTGCAAAGTTAAAAGAGTCTGTAGTTTCTCATGCAAAGGAACTGAACTATCTTCCTAGATCCAGAAACTCGTCCAGAGCAGTGGTCAACCTGTCAACTACCGGATCTGTTACAGATGGAACAAAAACCATTAACAAGTTCACAACATTTACATCAGAAGTTGGAGGAAATACACTAATATTTTCTACAGATAGAGACATCACAGCAGTCAATGATGGAACAGGAACATTCATTGCAAATAACGTGAACATCTATGAAGGTACGGTTATCACTGAATTTTTTGACGTGACATCTTCTAATACAAAAATTGTTGTGTCATCAGCTAACGTAGATATTGATAGTTTAGAAATTGTCGTCCAGAACAGTGCTTCTGATCTTGCCAACTCAACGTTTTTGAGAGCAGAAAATCTTTTCAACCTGACTCCAACATCAGATGTTTTCTTTGTTCAGGGTTTTGGTAATAGCAAATACGAGATTGAGTTTGGTAATGATGTGACAGGGAAAAGACTTACTCCGGGAAACATCATTCGTCTTAGATACCGTGAAACATTAGGCGAAGAAGCTAACAATGCTAGAACATTCTCCCCTACAGATCCAACCATTTCTGTTTCGACTGTATCAAGATCTTCTTTGGGGTCTGAAAGAGAATCTATTGATTCTATCAGATTCAATGCCCCAAGAGTCTTCTCCACACAAGATAGAGCGGTAACGGCAGAAGACTACAAGTCACTGGTTAAAAATAAGTTTCCAACCATTGAAACGCTTAATGTTTTTGGTGGTGAAAAGTTATCTCCACCAAGATTCGGTAAAGTTGTTGTTGTGCCTAAGCCTTTCAATGCCAAGGTAGCAAGCCAATCACTCAAGGATTCTATTGTCGAATTCTTGAAAAATAAAGCTTCTGTTAGCACAGAAGTTATCACGGCTGATCCCAAGTTTATTATTTTGGACATTCAAAGCTCTGTAAGATTTAACTCTACTCAAACTACCAGAGGGGAAGAAGATTTACGTTCTTCTGTTATCAATAGTATTCTTCAGTATGGTACAAACAATCTTTCTGAATTTGATCGTGACTTTAGATACAGTAAACTTTTGACCGTTATTGATGCAACAGACACAAGCATCCTTTCGAACGATACCAAAATCAGAATGATCAAAGAAGAAACGCCATTCTCCCAATCGACTAGTGATTTTGTTTTAGATTATGATAATGAGATTGAAAGAGGATCTTTCGTTTCTTCTTTGTTTACCAAGACTATTAATGGGGTTAATTTTGAAGCGTTTCTTGAAGACGTTAATGGAACTATTCAAATGTGTTCCAGAACTAGAGGCTCCAAGGAAATCCTGATTTTTGATGCTGGTTCTATCGATTATCAAAATGGTGTTGTCAACCTTACCAACTTTAGATTGGATGGATATTTTGCAAGAGGTAGAACAGCATTTGGTGACAGAGTTCAGTTCTATGCTAAGAATGTTAACCCAGATATTATTGTAGATCAGGATCAGATTATTCTTATACAATCGTTAAATATTAACGTAACAATAGATGGACAGACAACTGATGACTGATCGTTTTACAAAAAGTGAAAAATCGACAGATCATTTTGTTAAATCACAATTCCCTGACTTCTTTCTAGATGAAGGTGAGGGAATTGTAAATTTTGTAGATACCTACTACAAGCATTTTTCAGCCAATACTGGTTATAAAATTAGAGATCTTCAGTATCAAGGTGATATTGATACTACCTCTGATGCTAACTTAATACGCTTTAACAATAAGTATACCTTTGGTTCTGGTAGATTTATCAAAGAACTTCCTGCCGTAATAACTGGTGATTTAAGATTCATCATTAAACACATCAAAGATCTTTATAGATCTAAGGGAACGGAAAGAGGGATTAAGTTGTTTTTCCGTTTGGCGTTTAACGATTCTCCTGACATTTTTGTTCCGGGAAGATTTCTTTTTAGACCTTCAGATTCTAGATTTAATAGACCAGATGTAGTTGAACTTTTTTTGGGAGAAGGGAGTTCTTTTGAAGATGTTAAAGGTTTAGTGGGAACGGAGATAATTGGTTCCGTTACTGGTGCATCTGCTATTGCTAAAAATGTTTTCAGGAAAAGACTAAAAGACAAATCGTTTGTTTATGTTGAACTTGATAATGTTCAAGGAACGTTCAAGACTGGCGATAAAATTACTGCTAGAAATGCAACTTCTCTAGAAAAAGTTTTAGCACCTAAAGTCATTGGTCCAGTTGACAACGTTATTGTTGAAAATGGATCTGACAATATTCCTTTGGGAACAGTTTTTTCCGCTGTTTCGAGTAAAACCGGAAGAGAATTAAGGGTATCCGTCTCAGAACTTGAAAAGATTTTGGGTACATTTAATCTTAGAGGTGTTGAGGGGTATGGCTATTCTTCAAAATCACAAGTTATTGTCACAAGAGCGCCGGGAGAATCCAATAACATTGATAGAGGTCAATTCACTGTAGTATTGAATGATTTATATTCTTCACACGTTGTTAATGGTGATTTACTTAAAGCTTTCGATCCTCTTACAATTGGATCTGCAAATGTAAATAGCTTTCAGTTCGATAGTGCAAATTCATTGAACGTTTACAATCAAACGCCTATCGGAGATATTCTCTCAAATGAAACAAGGATTTATGGTTCTATTCTAAGAATATCTGTAAACCAAGACCCTAAAAACTACAACGGTGTGACGAAACCTTTTGTTGCTATCAAAGATGTGACATTTTCAGCAAATCAGACTGGAAATGCTGCAATTTCTAATACTCTACTAGTTGCATCTAAAGAAATTTTTAGCAACGGTTTAATCACTGTCGCCAACACATTTACTGGTAACGTATCTTTATTGGCTGCAAATAATATAGCAATAGGCACAGGAACTAACTTCACAGAAGACTTTAGAGCGCACGATGTTCTGAAAGTGATGACAGATGATGGTTTGCCGACTTACCATAACATCGATTCCATCACCAACACCACATTCATGACACTAGGACAAGACTCTCCATATACAGTTTCAAACAATGATTATTCTAAAGGTTTTGTTAACTATATTAAATTGATTGATAGTGATGGTGATTTTACTGTTAGGGCCGTTAACAACTTTGTTAACAGCACAGCCGTATATCTTGACGATAAGGTTTTGGGTGGAGAACTAAACTTAGACAATCCTTCTTATACTATAAGAATTGGTTATAACACTTCTAACGTAAACTTTAGTGAAACGAATGATAAAATAAAGTCTAGAGTTAGAGAGGGTTTGATATTTACTGACGTTTTGACAGGAACAGATGCTGACTTTGATTATACAATCACTTCCGACCAAGGTGCCGTTGCAGAAGTAAACATTCTGAATGCTGGCTTTGGTTATATACCCGGCGAAGAAATTGAAATGAAGTCGGAAGATTTAACACCTAAAATTAATATTATTGACAACGATGGTACTGGAACAGGGGCATCTGCATTTCCTGTTCTAGATGCTGATGGTAAGATTATAGATATTATCGTCACAAAGGGTGGATTTGGTTATTCTTCTCCTTCTGTTACAGTCACAGATGGCACTGGTTCAGGAGCAAAATTGGTTCCAACAAGCTTGGATGGAGTTATTACAACTATAGCTGTTTCAAACACAGGTCAAAATTATTTCTCATCCAAAAATATAAATATCAAAGTGGAAAAAGGTGGTCAGTCTATTATTGAGGGAAGACATTCTTCCATCAATTCACACCTTAACCAAAAGGTTAAATTACAAGATAGTGATTATTGGCAAGAATATTCTTATGAAGTTGAGTCTAGTATTAATAATGAAAAGTATGAAAATGTTCTGGACAGTCTTATTCATATGTCTGGAAGAAAGTTCTTTACTAAAAATGTAATTAAAGATGAAGCAGAAAGCTCAGTTAGAATTTTAGAGGAGAGTGTCACGGCCAGTGGCGTATAGAAGTTATGGGACAAACAACTAGATCTTTATCACACAGTCTTGGAATGATTACGGAGCTTTCCACGTACACACAAAACGTTTACGTCTTTGTGTCAAAAACACATGACAATAATAACGAAAACATTAAAGAAATAGCTAATTCTGAAAATTATTATACGTCTCTCCATAACCCAATTAGGGAAATGGTTTTTGGTAAGAAAATTCTGCCGCCAGATGTATCACCTGTTATTAAACGGTATGATTGGGTTTCGAATACCATTTATCAAGCGTATTATAATAAGTCCAATACGTTATTCACAGTCAGTGAAGGAGATGTCGAGAAGTCATTTTACGTTTATACTTCTTCGGGAAACGTGTATAAGTGTATCGATAACAATTCCTCTGCAACATCAAGTGTCGAGCCTTCACATGTTGACCTGACCCCTAGAGAAGAATCTGACGGTTATGTTTGGAAATATATGTACTCCGTGCCATCAGGGTCAAAATTTATTACATCAGAATATATTCCTGTTGTCTCGAATACTGAAGTTGGTGTGGCATCTTCACAGGGCATTGATAGAGTATTTTTGGTGTCTGGGGGCAATAATTACGTTGAATCGACTAACGGCACGGTTCAGTCAATTATTTCGGCTTCTCAGTTTATTATTGAATCTAAAAATTTGTCATTTTCTAACGGATTGGTATTCACTCCTGAAAACAATTATTTTAACAACACGTCTATCCTTCTTTTTGAACCGGGCGCTAAAGCAAATGGTAGTTTGTTTACTATCAGCACCTATTCATCTGCAACACAAAGGGTTACGATTGATGGGTTTCATTCTTTCTCTGGATCTACAAAATATGAGATCAGTCCGAGAGTTAGAATTGTTGGTGATGGTGCAAATGCTACAGCAATTGCTACAGTCAACCCATCAACAAAAACTATTACAAGTATTTCTTTAAAGGATGCAGGAGGATCTTACTCTTTTGCAAATGTTTTGATTGATGCAAATACAGGAACCGGATGTGTGGCAGAGGCTGTGATTGCGCCGAGAAAGGGTCATGGACATGATCCACACGAAGAATTAGGATCCGACAGTATTATGTATGCTATTACTGTTGAAGGTAATGAGTCTAATACAATCACAGCAAATCTCCAGAATGGATTTAGAACTGTAGGTATTCTTTCCAATCCATCACCAGCTAACGTAGCCTTTACTGGAACAGTATCAACAACATCTGGTCAAAATATTATAACTGGTTCTGATACTAAGTTTAGTTCTGTGTTCAACAATCCTTCACTTAGCTCTGTTGCAGGAGCTACTTTGAGTGCGGTAAATACTGCAATACTATCAAATACTGCTGCTTCTAACACTTCACAGGCTTCTACGATTGTTGAGTTGTTTAACGAATTCAACAAGCAAATTACCAACCAACAAGTTCTGACTGACAGTATTATTGTTGAAGGTCGTGATTTTGATGAAAATTACGAGGTTCTTAATGTTTCATCGAATACGATAATGTATGCAAGAAACCCATTTGCCGGAACACATGTCAATGTTCCTTTCAGAAAAGTATACAAAGCTAATACATTCAATAATGTGATTAGACTCACTGTTGATCAGTCTAGTCTTTTCAGTAACGGTGAAGTTATCACTTCTCTCGACAAAAAGTATTTTGGGACTCTTGTTAACAAGTCGGCCAACACTTTGGTTATTGCGGGGACAAAATTTCCATCTGGAATTACGATTAAGGGAAACGTATCAGAAGATACTGCAAATGTTCTCGTTTCTGAAGTCTCTAATTCCTACGTTGACGGTTTGTACGGTCACGTATTGTATATAAATAACATATTGAAAGTGTCCAAAACAGATACTAGCAATGTAGAATTCAAAATTGTAGTTAAGGTTTAAGATGTCAGATATCAATACAAATCTAAATACCGCTCCTTACTTTGACGATTATTTGGAAAACAAAAAGTTTTATAAGGTACTTTTTAAGCCTAGTACTGCTGTGCAAGCTAGAGAATTGTCACAGATTCAAACAATTTTGCAAAAGCAAATCAGCAGATTTGGATCACACGTCTTTAAGGATGGTTCTATTGTTGATGGCGTTAACCCAAAGGTAGTAAGACAAGCCCACGTAGTTAGACTTAAAAATGCTTACGTTAACAACAATGTTGTTGACTTGGATCAGATCTACAACTCTTCCAATAATCTTCTCTTAACATCTCAGTCAAGTGATGTAGAAGCAAAAATTATTTTTTACCGTGAAGGATCTCAAGCTGAAGCGCCAAACACAAAAAGACTTTATGTTGTTTACAATAATGTTGACGAATCGAACGCTAAAACATCTGTAGGTAACGTATCTGTTACCATTAACTCTAACACGGTAACGGGTACGGGGACATCATTCACCAATTATGCTGTTGGTGATTATATGACTCTGTTTGAAACACCTTTTAAAAGAAAAGTGTCGTTCCAAGCAAAAATTGTTAATATTGCTAATAATACATCTTTAACGCTTAACAGAAGAATTTCCTTTAGCAATAACTCAATTTCTTCTAACAATTTTACCATTCACAGCAACTTAACAACTTTTGGTGTTTTGGGAACAGAAGTTTCCCCTGAGATTTTAAATGTTGTTGAACGGACAGTTAGAAATTCACAATCAAATACTGTAAACACTTCTGTTACATCTAACACTTTCATTTTAGATTTTACTGTAGCCAACACACAAACACTGAACGTTTACGTTAACAGTGAACAGCAAAAAAATAGTGTCGATTATACAGCCAATACTACTGCTGTTGTATTGAAGTACAATCTTAACAATGACGATCAGATCAATATTGTTGAAGCATTAAACACTACTAAATTTTCTGGCCTACAGTGCTTTAAATCTGGAGGTATTTTGACTTCTCAGAGAGCAACAGTTGCCTCGAACGAAGATGGTGTTGTATATCATAAAGGTCAATTCTTAAACATTGATCCCGGATTCGTTGTAGTGTCTGATAATATTGAAGATGCAAATGATGCAATCGTTGCAATCGACTCCAATGAATCTATTGTAACCTATAAATCCGATACGTCTCTCCTTGATAATTCTGCAGGGTTCAACAACGAAGTTTCTCCGGGAGCAGATAGACTTAAGCTCGATCCTTTAATGGTTACAGCTAACACTTCAAACTTAATTAATCAGAACGCTGTTGCTGTCTTGATTAACTTCAACGAAGAAGGCAATGTTTTACAGGAAAATAGAGATCCACAGTACAATATTTTAGGTGATCAGTTAGCAAATAGAAAAAATGATACTTCTGGTAGTTTCACGGTAAAGAGATTTGTTACAGATACTGAAGCGGTAGGGTCCAACAACGAACTGGTTAATGTTATCGTTGAGCCGGGATATGGCTACGTTAATGGATATAAAGTTGAAACTCTTTCTCCTTTAAAAGATACTATTGTTAGAGGGACAAACACTCTTCAAAGAGAAGACTTTGAACTTTTCATTAATTACGGAAACTACATTCGTGTAAGAGAATTTAACGGAAACTTTGCTCCTTACGATAGAGTTACATTTATTCATAATGGAGCAAATCAAGGATATTTCCCAGCGTCCAATACTACATTTTTATCGAGTTTGACAGGATTTATTCCTTCTTCTGCTAACAATGTCGGTAAAGCCTATGTTAAGTCTGTTGAACTTGAGTCGGGTACTCCGGGTACTTTTGATGCTGTTTACAGAATTCATTTGTTTGGTCTGGAGCAGTCTGCTAACGATTCTATTTCTAACGCCAGAACTATTGTAACAAATGATACTGTAAAGGGCGGCGCTGACATAATTCTCAATTCAAGCAACAATACTGTGATTTCTAGTATTGAGAATATTCCGCTTGACACTTTTGGAGAAGAGGCGATCAGATCTTACACTGATTCGACAAACACATATGATAATAATTTTGTTGTTAGGAAGTTTGCTTCTGTTTCTGATACGCTAAACGCCAACGGCTTTTTAGTTATTGATGTTGACGATGAAACAGATTTGAGTGGTGACAATAACATCGGAACTTACAGTGCTTCTGAGGTTAACAACATTGTGTTAACAAATACAGGTAGTGAAATCTCTTGTGATTCGACTGGAACGTCTTCTTCGACTGGCAATGTTATTACACTTTCTGCTGGATTCAGTGCCAATATTCATGTGGGCGATTTTGTTAGAATTGGCTCTGACATTTCTATTGTTACTAAAATTAATAGCGCTACTGAGATTCAGACTAAAGACAGCATGAATTCGGCATCTGGGACTCTTGAAAAGGTAATCCCTGCGAACAAGACAATTGCAGTTGATCCAGCAATGGTAACTACAAGTCAGGCTGATAACACTATTAATGTTAAAATCCCTATTTTGAACAATTCAAACTTCACAGGGTCAACCAGTGTAAGAGCTACCTACGATTTTAATGGAAGAGACTATAAGCCTTTCAGCAAAAACATTAGAAAAAATCTTTATAGAAGAATTAACACAGCAAATAATTCGGCCAATAGTATTGGTCCTTGGGATCTTGGTGTAGTAGACGTACACAAAGTAACAGGTGTTTGGGTTTTACCCAATGAAAGTGGTGGAACTGCAAATAGCACATTTACCGAAGATCAATTAACTGATTCTTTAAATAGAGTGAATGGTGGATTCTTTGAGTTTGATTCAGGTCAAAAAGATCATTTTTACGATTATGCAACGTTAAGCTTAACAAACAAAGGTCGTTACAAAAATTTTGTAACAGAAAATAATACAATCGTTGTTAGAATGGATGCCTTTACAGTCGATAATAATGACGGTGAGGGGTATTTCACGGTAGATTCATACCCAACAACTACGTCAACAACAGCAAACACGACTACTATTAAGTTTGAAGAAATTCCAACTTATATCTCAAGCACTGATAGAAAAATTCCTTTGAGAGACTTTGTTGACTACAGACCAAGATTTAACAATAAAGAAAACACTAATCTTCTTTCTGGTGTAGCAAATACATCTATTATTAATATCACAAACATTAAAGATAAAGATTCTGCTAAAGGCTCTGGTAATAGTAAAAACTCTTTACTTATTTTTAAGAACAATACCGAATTTGTTTCAGACTATAAGATTAACACTCGTAAAAGAGCAGATGTTTATATGACGGAAAGGGCAGAAGTTGCCGTTTCTGTATCAAATACCTTGAGTGGACCGCCACCAGAAGTAGATAATGCAATGAAAGTAGCAACAATAAATATTGCACCTTTCCCATCCTTAACAAGAGAAGAAGCTTCTCTTGCTAGAAATATCTACAGTTCCGGAAAGCTTAGAGACAGAAAAACTGAATTTAACACAATTCCATATAAGATTGATGTTAATCAGTTTAATATTAGAAGATACACCATGAAAGATATTGGCACTCTTGACCAAAGAATTACCAATCTTGAATACTACACTTCTTTGAATGCTCTTGAGAGTGATACTTTTAATAAACAGTTTAAAAATGATAATGGTATTGAGAGATTTAAAAATGGAATTTTTGTAGAACCTTTTTCATCTCATCAATTTGGCGACACTTTAGATAACGAGTATCGTGCTTGTATTGATCAGAGTAGAAGTCATCTAAGACCGTCTTTCAAAGAAATTCTTGTTAACAACTTTACACCTGAAATTGTTTCCGGCAACATTTCTGTGTTCGGCCCAAGAGTAATGTACAATTACACTGAAGTTGATTATATAAAGCAAGATAAGGCAACAAAAGTTAGACCTGCTGCTCCAGTAGAAATTAAATTTATTGGTGAAGTTACACTATTCCCAGAATATGATGCTGGAACTGATGAAACGAACATTGGTAGAATTATTATCAATCCTGATGAAGAACGTCCAGATGTTCAAGAGGGAACAGTTACCAATTGGGGTGCTTGGTCAACAACGGTTCAAAATACAGGCCGTAGAACGATCACTTTAAACACTAGAACCGGACAGGTAGTGACTACAAATGTAGTTGAAGGTGAAGAATCTCTTGGCGAAAGAATTACTAACGTAATAGCAACACCTTTCATTAGAGAGATGGCTATTGCATTTTCAGCCCGTGGATTAAGGCCACGGGAATTGCACTCCGTTTTCTTCAATGGCGTCAATGTTGATGAACACGTTGTTCCGGGAGGAAGACCTACACCGAGACCACTCCCAACCTTAGATCCTATCACAAGAGGAAGATTGGAGAGCGATCTTCCAATGGATGCAATTACTGGTCATATGAAATTTACAACAGTGCCAACTCCACCTAATGCAATTAGAAGCACACGTCTTGCAGATCCAGTTATTGCAACCTCGACTGATATTGCACCTTTTGTCCGTAGATTTTCCCCTAAAGGAACTCCCCTAATCACCTCAGATGATGGAACAGTTTCTGGCGTTTTCTTTGTGCCTAAGCAAACATTTTTGCAGGGAGACAGAGAATTTCTCATTGCTGACATTCAAGATCTAGAAACGGAAGCAGACGCTGTTCTTTCGTCTGCAAAGAAAATGTTCTACTCCAATAGAATAGGTGTTGAAAGAGCAGAAGCTGTTAGACGTACATTTGATGTTGAAGTAACTACAGAATTAATTAGTGAACAAACCCGAAGTGATGTTGGGCTTCCAAGAAGAGACCCGATAGCTCAAACATTCTATATTAGAGATGATCAAGGTGATGCAGATGGTGTTTTTGTGTCTTCTATTGATCTTTTCTTCAAAAGAAAATCTTCAAAAAATCCCATTAAACTGTATGTAACGACACAAAGAAACGGATATCCCGACTCAAGTAACATCTACACAGCAACAAATGTTACTTTAAATCCTGCCGACATAAATGTTTCAGACGATGCGTCTGTGCCTACAACATTTACCTTTAACTATCCAGTTTATCTACAAAAGGGTAGAGGATATGCATTTGTTGTTAAGCCGTTTGCTGGGGATCCAGATTATGATGTTTATTTCTCACAATTAGGTGGAACCGATATCACTACAGGTTCAGCTGTAAATTCTCAGCCTTACGGTGGCATAGCTTTCTTGGGTGCAAACGAGGACACATGGTCGGCTTTGCAGGATGAAGACATTAAATTTACTTTAAGAAGAGCCGTATTCTCAACAGGCTCTGCTAAAGTTAGAATGATTCCAAGAAACTTTGATAGAGGTGAGTTTGAGGATTTCACATTCGTAAACAACAAAACAACTATCGAAATTGGAGACTACGTGTTTGGTATGACAAGTGCCAGCGCAGATCCAGCTTTGACCGTTGCTAATGTGAATACAGCGATATTTGGCGTTGTATCTGGTATTGATAATATCAACAATGAAATTAGACTAGCTCCCACTACAGGAAACTTGACTGATTCGTCAACAAAGGTTTTCACTGAAACAAGACTTAATGGGACTACCTACAACACAGACAAATACAAAATTGCTGTTTATCGTCCTAGTGATAGTTTACTTGACTTAGAAACTTTAGATATTAGTAAGTTTGTTGGCACATCATTTATGTCTTTGATTGATCATGAATATAGTACGATTGTGACACAATTCACATCTGGTGTTTACAAAAACTCTTCTATCGATTTTGAACATGAATATAATATCTCGAACACGTCTAGTATTTCGTTCCCCGTTCCAAACGAAGATGAATACGAGTACACTGACAATCCTTTAGTTCTGAGATCTAGAACGAACGAAGTTCTTAAACTTGGATCTGCAACAGGAAACTCTTCGTTCTTAGTCAATATTGATATGACCAACAGAACAGATAAGACTTCTCCGTTTGTTGATATGAGAAGATCTTTGGTTTCTGCAGTTGGCAACTTGACAATTCCGCCTGATGATAGTGCAAATAATTTCATCGACGGAACTTCGGTAAGCACTCTTGAAAGTGCAAGTATCTACAGTGAGATCTTCCCCGGTCTTGGTGAGACTAACGTTAGATACATTTCAAGAATCATAACACTCGCTGATGGACAAGATGCTGAAGACATGAGAGTTTTGGTGTCGGCATTTAAGCCTCCTAGAGCTAAGATTTATCTCTTCGGTAGATTTATTAACCAGTACGACAATCTGGACAATGTTCTATACACTCCGTTAAAGAATTTAACCCCTGAACTTAATTCTGCTCGTAATGACAGAAGAGATGTTAAAGAATTTGAGTTTAGATTGTTTAATAGAGATGAAATTAATGCTACCGAGTGGGTTAAAGTGTTCAACGATGCAACAGGTTCTGATTATGCATTCAAATATACTAATAAGTACACGGCTAATAGTTTGATTGCAACAGACCCTATCACTGGAATTGCTGAATATGACAGAGGTGGAACAAACTATAAAACTTACAAGCAGTTCCAATTAAAAATTGTTACTTATGCATCTATTGATTCGCCTTTGGGCTTTGGAACTAAAAACTCTTCTAACCCTGCTCTTATCGAAAACGTAAGAGCCATAGCACTGCAGGTATAAAATGGAATTAAGTGGCGTAAAAAGAGATGAAAAATCTAATGCAATTGTAAATGTAGATAATTCATCTCTTGCTGCTTACAAGGCGGCAAGGACTAGAGATAATAAAATAAATAGTTACATCGAAAAGGTTGATGAACTTAATGAAGATGTAAAAGAGATTAAACACTTGCTAAAGGCGCTGGTAGATGGCAGTAAACGTATCTAATACAACGACAACTAACACATTTGAATTCTGGAGACTTAGAACTAATCAGATGGCAAACCTTTTCAGAGAGAAGGCTGTCACGACTAATTCTAACACAACTCCGGGAAGTGCTGCTATTAGTGGAACTTTTTCTGGCGGAAACTTAAAGGCAAATGGAACCACTCAATCTACAAGCATTACCACAGGATCTCTTCAAACAAGAGGTGGCTTAGGTGTTTCTAGAAACACTCATATTGGCGGCAAGTTGGTTGTCACTGGTGTAAGTAATACTGCTAACATTAATGTTACAGGAACAGTACTAGCAGATTATTTCTCTGGAAACGGAGCCAACATTACTTTTGTCGATGCTGAGACATTAGATGGGTTAAATTCAACTGACTTAGTTTCTAACAATTTTGCAATAGCTACATTTACAACTAACAATTATGCTCAGTCTGATACATTCAAAGCTGACATTGGTGTTGTATCTAACAACTATGTTCAGGGTAGATATACTTCTAACAGCTTTGTTAAAGATACGTTTACTACAAATAATTATGTTGAAGGTAGATTCACCTCTAACAACTATGTCCAGAATAGATACACTTCTAACAACTTTGTTTTGACTAGAATTGGTCTAAGAGCCACCAACACGTATGTTAAAGATACATTTACTTCAAATAATTATGTACAAAATAGATTTGCTTCAAACAATTTTGTAAAAGATATTTTTGTATCTAACAACTATGCAGCTGATAGTTTCATGAGATCGGATCAAGATGATACTGTCACTGGCAAGATTACATTTACTTCAACTACCAACTTTACTTCTACGGCTAACTTAGTAGGTGGGTTTGTAAAGCTACCCAATACATCCAACATTTCTATAACAGGTATGGCTTCTTCTGCTAACAAGTATTTAAGAGTTAGCGGAGACGGAACCAAGTTTGTATTCTCAAACTCATCTATTGCTAATACTGGTGACATTGGAGATATTTTAGTAGACTACGGCAGCATTTCTAATGCAGATGTATTAGTGTGGGATGAGTCTGTTCAAAAGTTTAGAAACTATCCTAGAGAATTGATTGACATTATTTCTATCGATGATATTGATGATGTTAATACTCAAGATTCTCCGGGCGAACTTTTAATAAGAGTAGTTAATACTTCAGACTCAAACACGTTTGCTGGAACAGCTAACGGGTTCATTAGTGGTAGAATGAACTCTTTATCTGAAAACCAATATACTGGATTAACAAATAGTTTAATATCATATACTTCGACTGGAAATTCTCTAATCCAGATTTATATGAATGGTGTTAAGCTAAGTAATTCAGATTTTACTGTATCTAACAACAGTCACATTTCTTTAACTAATAATCCAGTTAGTTCTGATATTATTCAAATAGTACAGTACAATCCTCACGCCTTTGTAGTGGGTGATGGTACACCATCAGATTTAAATCAACCTGCTTATTCTGATATAAACTTAAAGAAAAATATTCAACCTTACGAAGCTTCATCTTCTGTTCTTGATGTAGAAACATACACTTATCAGTGGAAAGACACTGTTAGATTCCACAACAGAACAGAAATTGGTTTTGTTGCACAGGATCTTGAGAAGCACATTCCGGAACTAGTTTCGGAAAACAGTGCAGGTGAAAAAATGGTGGACTACGGTAAAATGACCGCAGTTCTCCTTTCGACAATAAAGCAAATGGATAAGAGAATCAAAGCTTTAGAGAGTAAAAAATGCAACTGTTCATGTTCGGGGGAATAAATGGCTACTCCAACATCAAATACAGAGTTCAAAGAATTTTGCCTTAGAAAGTTAGGCAAAGGTGTAATTGAGATTAATGTGAGTGATGCTCAAGTCGATGATAGAGTTGATGAGGCAATCAACTTCTACCAAGACTATCACTTTGATGGTACGGAAAGAACATTCTACAAAAAGCAAATTACACAGTCTGATAAAGATAATAAGTATATCACATTGCCTGACAATATTATTGGCGCAGTTAACATTTTTGACATTGGTGATGCTGACAATACGAATAATCTTTTCAATGTACGTTATCAAATTGCTTTGAATGATCTGTACACTCTTACGTCTCAATCTTTAGTCCCGTACTACATGGCTTTCCAACATTTAGAACTGTACGAACAGATTTTAGTCGGAAAGCAACCTATCAGATATAATCGACATAAAAATGTTTTTCACGTTGATATGGATTGGGACAAAATTGCTGTTGATCAATATTTAATTGTTGAGGCGTATCAGGTAATTGATCCTGATACCTTCACAAAAATGTATGGAGATTATTGGCTGCAGCGTTATGCAACTGCTTTGATAAAAATTCAGTGGGGGGAAAACCTAAAGAAGTTCCAAGGTATGCAAATGCCCGGTGGAATGGTCATGGATGGAATGTCTATATACAATGAGGGCTTAAGAGATAAGGAGCAGTTGGAAATGGAAATGAGATCATCTTACTCACTTCCGGCTACTGACATGGTGGGCTAGTGACAAGAAATGCATTCTTTAATCAATACACAACTTCTACGGAACAGAATCTTCATGAAGATCTGATTATAGAATCAATTCAAATTTATGGATTCGATATTGATTATATGCCAAGAATTTCTCTTGGCACGGACTCTGTTTACTCAGAATATTCTAGTTCTGCCTTCATTGATGCTATTCCTGTAGAAATGTATGTGAAGAATGTTTTAGGGTTTGAAGGTGAGGGGGATTTCGTTTCTCGATTCGGTTTAGAACTTAGGGACCAAGTTACCTTTACTATTGCTAAGAAAAGGTTCAACAACGAGATTGCCAACGGTGCCTTTGTTAGCACCTACTCATCTGCTAATGTAGCAATTTCTAATAATGTGTATACCGATGAAGCTATTTCTATCTCAAGACCAAGAGAAGGCGACCTTCTTTACTTTGGTTTGTCGAATACATTCTTTGAAATTAAGTATGTCGAACACGAACAAATCTTCTATCCTTTAGGTAAACTGCAAACATATGATTTAAGATGTGAGAAGTATGAGTATACTGGTGAAGTTTTTGCTACTGGTAACAATACTTTAGACGGATATATGTCAAATCTTTCTATGGGTGTTGTGGCAGGTAACACTGATTCTGGTGCTAACAATATTCCGGGTGCAATCAACTTTGAAGTTCAAAGAGAGTTTGATCAGATTGTTGACTTCACAGAGAATGACCCATTTGCTAGTGGAGAATACTGATGCTAGGACATATCTTTTTCCACGATCTTCTCAGAAAATATGTTGTGACATTTGGTACTCTGTTTAACGATATAAAGTTAAGAAGAACCAACAGGTTTGGTGACGTGATATCTACTATCGAAGTTCCTTTAACATATGGTCCGAGACAAAAGTTTGTAACAAGACTTCAGGAAGATCCAGACCTAGCAAGACAAGTTGGCATAACACTTCCAAGAATTTCTTTTGAGATTGTTAGGATGGGTTTTGATCCGGGAAGACAACTTCCAGCAACAAATAAGATTGTGAGCAGATCTCAGCCAGAAAAAGCTAAGACGATTTATACTGAAGTTCCCTACGACATTCAGTTTTCGTTGAACGTCTACACGACTACGAATGAAGATGGTGTTAGGATTGTCGAACAGATTCTTCCTTTCTTTATACCTCAGTTTACGCCGACCGTAGAACTTATTTCGGATCCGCCTATCACAAAAGACATTCCAATTATACTGAATGGTGTGACAACTCAGGATATTTACGATGGATCTTTCGATCAAAGAAGAGTTCTAGTTCATACTATGGACTTTCTTATGAAAGCATATATGCTTGGTCCAGTTATCGAAAGACCACTCATTCTCTTTGCAAATACCAATTTCCGTGTCGATGGATTTACCGCCAATGTCGGAACTGCAGACACAAGTGTTGAAAGTTTCAGATTCAGACCCGGACAGTATGCTAATGGTCTTCCGACAAGCAATGGCGCTCTTTCTGTAGCTGCAAACACGATATTACCAAACTCTAATTATGGTGTTATTACAACATTTTCTTCAACAGTAACTGCAAATTCTGATTTAATAACTATTTTTTCTAATAATTCTGTACAGGAAGTAGATCTCAGAATAGTTGGAGGACTTAATTTTGGAACTTTTGCTGAACCTAGTGGTTTGGATATAGATTTGGAAGATTATGAATGAATAAAAAGAAATTAAATGAAGTCCTTGATATCGAGGATAGTGTACAGAGCGTTCAGCAGATTGTTCAACCTCCTGAAGGTAACGATGATGAACAGATTGACAAAGATTATGAATATACAAGAACAAATCTTTACAACATTATTGAAAGAGGCACAGAAGCTTTAGAAGAAGTG